TAATTTGCAGTTTTGAGAAGAGCATCTGCTGCTTTCTTACCTGTTTCCATTGTAGGGAATACTGCGAATCTGCCGTTTTGACCAATGGCGCCATGTTCCTTCGCAAAATCTCCATATTCAATATTCCCAGGATTATTATTTCTCCAATTTAAATTTCCACCTTCTCTAATTTCGATCACATTACCGCTCTTATCAAATACTCTAACAATATTAGAAGGCTCTGATTTCGGCTTTGGCAATTTAAATTTAGTTATTGTTTTAGCAATTTCTTCTTTTTTAATTTCTTCTTCCCAGTTGGAAATAAGTTCGACTAATCCGTCATTATCACTATCAGTCCATATGGTTGGGTATTTTTTTACTACATTGATGTCAACATACTTACCATCTTCTGTTTGCGCATAAGTAACCTCTGTAGCCATCCCAGCTGTAACGTGATCTTGAGTGACAATGCCTTCTTCCATCATAAGTTCTAATCGTCTCTTATCAACATCCTGAAGTTCAGTCTCTAGTTTTTTCTTTTCGGTACTATCCTTTTCTTCAGCAATCAGTTTCTTTAACTCATCTTTTCTTCTTGTGAGTGCTGAAGTTGCATATGATAATTCTTTAGCATTTTTTATCTTGACTTTATCATCAACCATATATGGTGTTCCTGCAGGTAATTTTCTAATGTCTTCTGCAGTCTTTATGAGATCCTGAATTTTAGTTGGGTTTTTAATAATTTCCGATATCATATCAGCCATGCTGCGAACTTCTTTGGTAAATGCATCACCACCCTTTGCTGAAGCCATCATCAGTAGAGTGCCAAACAATGCACTTTTAGTTGCTGCGCGAGGTAATGCAGAACTCACTGCTTGTCTTTCTAATCGGCGCATGTAATCTAAACGCTGAGCGAATGGTAGGTCATTGGGACGACCAATTATACCCATCGATGCAGGTCCAACCTGTCCACCTGGATTCATTTTGATTAGTTTTTCATTTTCATCCAAAATTCTTTGCTGGTTAGCATCTAATAATCTAACTTGTTGATTTAGACGATTTAATTGCGCACGAATATTTCTACCATAACTTGGAATTTGACTTGCTGTTCCGCTCATTACAGCAGCGGCAAGTTTCTGCGGACGACCTAATCCTATTTCGTTTTGAATAGTTTTAATTGCGTTCTGAGATCTACCATTCGTTTGCTTTATTAATGCTAGTTGTTTGTTTAATTGTTTGACGCTTTGTTCTGTAAATTGTTTGAGTCTTTTTTGATCAGAATCAATTCTATTGGTGCTGATAGTGTTCTTTTGAACATTCTTACTGATCTTTTCTTCGTTTTGAGATGCTCTTGCTTTTTCAGGTTGATATGCACCGCCGCGCATTGTACCTGATGCCTGTAGTAGTTTGGCTAGGTTAAGTAATGAGTCTCTCGCTCTCATAATATCGAATGAAAGCGATTCAGCTGTAGCAGACTTTCCGCGTGGCTGAATAGATTGTAATTGGCTTATAATTGCAACTAAACTCATTTGTTACCTTTTTTTGAGACGCCGCATCTTTTGCTCAGCCTCTTCTTTTTTCCGTTTAAACTTTTCTTCTTCTTCCTTAACCCACGAGTTCACCAATCCAATATAAAGATCTCTTTCCCACGGAATCATATTCTCTAGTTCTGTTAGTGTATACTTGTATTGATGCACCAACGTAAACATATTATTATAATAACTTTTCAAACTCAAATGACGAAAGCCTAGAGAAAAAAATCTTTGAGTCCCTCCATTTTTAGATTATGTGTAAATTTACACTTCTCGCACGACGCCTTTACATTGTATTGAATTGATGGCAGTTTCTCAAAAAATGTAACAATTCTATTAAACTGTTCCTGGGTTAGCGACTCTAAAAATTCAAAAAACTCCTCTTTGGTAAACTCCTCATTGCTCACGACACTGTTCTTATCATAAATCATTTTAGTACATTCATAAATCAGTTCAAACAATTGAGAATTATCGAATACTTCAACAAATCCTCTAATAGACTGAAATGTGTCAATGTTAGGATATCGTAATTCTATTCCAATCGTTTTGCTCAGCATAACTCTAGTAGGAAGATCATTGATAGGTGGTTTAATTTCCAGTAAATTTACTGGCACCTTCATAGCATGCCCACAGACAATACTCTCAATAGTACCATCTTCCTTTTCTACAGTGTTAGTTACATTCTTGCATATAAAGTAACTATCAACCATTTCTCCGATAGATCTTGCTCTCATATTTAAGAACAAGTATTCAATATCGAAAATAGGCATTTCATCTATATTCAATTCAGTAATTAAACAATTATTAATCACTTGCTTGATTGTAGACAAGATAGTATCTTCGTCATTTGATTCCAGTCCCATTAGAAGAAGTTTTTCTTCCTTAACTAAGAATGGTCTGTATTTAACTGGTTCTTTTTTTGAAACTATCTTCAATTCATAAACAGGCAAATCAATTTTAGGCAACGGCATAGTATAACCTCTATTCAAATTCCAAATTAAGCGAATGATGAACCAAAATCTCTAAATGGTTGATTCTTAATCCAATTTTTAATGTCAAATCCAACGTCATCAATTATGTCGTTAATAGCAGGGTCTAGATTTTCTCTAATTGGATCCTCTAACATGAAGGACGATAAGCGTTTAGGACCTAGTCGTAGTCTGCTTTTACCATCTACAACCTTAAAATCTTCAAATGTAAATGATACGCTGACTCGCTGTACATTATCATCACCCCAGTTACCTTGCATTGATGCAACTGTGACTGGAAAGGCGTTTCTTAATTGAACAACGATCGCAGCATCATTTGCATCGTCTTTCCACTGTATCAATTCCATACCTTGTTTAACAACAATATCGTCGTAATACTCAACAACATGCTCACGAGGAGCTGCAAGCTCTATCCAAGTATTAAAGAAGTCATACATTGGAAATTTGTACTCGTCATGTAGAAAAGTTAGATTAATTTCAGGGAAATTTCTAGCAATAGGAATTTTTGCTCGGTTATCACCAGCAACTCTATACTCTGTGGTCGATAAATTTTTTCCTGGGAGCTCTACCGACTCGCATAAGAATTGTAATTCTCGTAATGACTTGGTTGGGAATCTTCTGCGCTTAAAAATTTCTGGCGCATCAGTCATTTGAAGTGACATTTTGGAAGATTTGAGTAATGGAAACTCAAAAAGTTTGCCAGGACTGTATGTTTGTCTTCTTGCCATTATTTTCTATACACCATTTGGGCTGTTGGTAAAAATATCGCCGTTTCCCAGTTGTCTGGTTCGATGTAGATGATCGATGACATGATATGAGAGATTAAATATCGTTTTATACATGGCTCAAACAACTTATAGCGTCTCGAACGGTTCAATAAATCGTATGAAAGGTTAAACCGAGTACTATCGTCATATTTATCGTTATTAATAAAATCCATAAGTCGATCTAAAAGTGCTAAACGACTCCCTGGATCGAGATAATGTAGGTTCATAGCAAGGAATCCATCGCTATAGGCTTCCATAGGAATGACTAGAGGGAATTTATCCCAAACTGGAAGGGTTTCTTTATACTTGGGATCGTAGTGATAGAAGTACATACGACCAATAAACGCTTTCGGCGAGATACGATCGGCATCGTTTAAGATATTTGATCTATTTGATGGTATGCGGAGGCGAGAAATTTTGGATTGAAGCCAACTTCTAGCCTGACCAGTGCGGGGTTTAATCCCAGCAGCGTTCATTTCTTTATTCAATTTATCAAATAGTGTTGCCATTATTTCCCGAAGAGCTCTTTTTCTGTTACTAACTTAAATGACCAACCACGAGTCTTACAATACTCATGTGCTGCGGTCCATTTTGCCTCATTTACCCCATAAGTCATTACTTCTTGAATCACTCTTTTGGTAATTTTCTTACCAACTTTGGGTGGAAGTGACTGGCTATGCGGTTTTACCTCTAAAATGACTCCTTCTAGTAGACCAGTTTTATTACGAACTCTCACAAAGAAGTCTGGAAAATAACGATGCCAGCGATTATCAACTGGTGATAAATATGGAATAACGATTTCCTCACTTGACCACTCAACTACACTCGAATTTTCGTCTAGGTGCACCATCACTCGGCGTTCCCAGAGCGATCTATACCATATGTTCGCGGGGTCACCTAAATATTTATTGGTATTTTTAGGACTAAATCTACCACTGTAAGCCATCAAGTATTTATAGGGCACATTTAATGACACTACCACTATTTGATTCAACATCAGGGGAATTTTCAGGTTTTGATAACTCATTCGACGCTCAAATTGCAATGGATCCAAGATCTAATAAAACTGCAACCCCATCTATCCCTAGAACCAAGAAATTTTTATCATTTCCAACAGAATTAGAAAAGAAAAATGATGATACTTCTGAATCTGGATTCGAATTATATCCATACATAAAACTATCAATCAGCGAAATTAAGCGCGATGGTAATTTACCTGCGAATGAATCAGGGGAAGATAGCGGAATCGCGAAAGATCTGGGCAATGGACTAAGAGCAGGATATGATGCAGTTACCAGTCCAGTCGGTAAGGCTATTATCGGCAGCGCTTTAGTTGCAGAATTGGGTGGGGGTAATGCTGCCAGTATTGGTACTTTTGGAGCCATCGCTGCTGCAGATCAATTAGGATTGCTTGACCAAGTAGCGGCACCAATTAATGACGCCGTAAGGGATTCAATAGGCGTTGACATCAAAGGTGCTGGTGAGGCATTACGCGATAGACTAAAAAACTTCAGCGTTCGAAGAAACACAGACAATATTCAAAAATACATCATTTTGCCTATGCCTGATAACATCGGCGTTACTTATGACCAATTGTTTCTTGAAACAGGACTTTCACAGGCTTTCGGCGTTCCAGGCATTTTAGCCCAAGCATACGGCACTAAATCAGGATCTGATCAATCCATGGCTGGATTGTCCATGTATGCTTTGGAATTGGCTACCAGTTTAGCGCGTCAAATTCCTGGCGTCGGCGAAGGTGCAGAAAGAGTTCTATTCTTCGGAACAACTGGTCTTGCTTTGAATCCGCAGTTAGAAATGATGTTCTCTGGAACTGGTCTTAGAAAGTTTATTCTAGACTTTAAACTCACTCCTAAGAATAGAAAAGATGCTGAAGCATTATTCTCTAACAATAAAGACAAAGGCATTTTACATGCTCTAAAATACTACTCAGCACCAGAAATCCCCAAAGGAGTTTCTGGTCGTTATTTCATTCCACCTGCTCAATTTGAAATAGAGTTTTATCGTGGCGGAAATTGGACGAATCCTGCGCTCATTAAAACGAAGAAGTGCGTTCTTAATTCTGTAGCCATTGACTACACGCCGAATGGTTATGTAACGCACCAGGACGGATATCCTGCTCAAGTTTCTTTACAATTAAACTTTACTGAAACTTCTATTCTTTCTAGAGAAGATTTTGCTACTTACAGGTAAGTAAATGTTTTTCACTAAATTTCCAAAAAAACTTTATAACTTTGATTTTGCTGCAAACTCAACAGTAGTCATTACAGATGTTTTGTCCAGAGTTAGATTCAATAGTAAAATACTCAATTCAGTAACAGCCTATACAAAGTATCAATTACAAGATGGCGACACACCAGAAATTGTATCATATAAATTATATGGCGATTCAGAATATCATTGGGTTATTATTCTTGTAAACAATCTAAAAGACCCACAATTTGACTTCCCATTACCAACTTTAACATTAGAACAAAATATTCTAAAGAAGTATAATTACACTGGCATAGAACAAGCCATAGACAATGTACACCATTATATTCTAGAAACAACATCAACGCTTAATGAAGTTGGTGGATTAATAACAACGAATGTTAAAAGCACAATCATAACATTAACGCAGTATGATCACAAAACAAATACATTAATTACTCTTGCAAATCTAGCAGCAACTTATGTCTATCCACACAACGCATCCAACACAATCTACTTTAAAGCCAATAACTCTGGGCAAAACACTGCTGACGCAACCAATGCTGTATCAAGTTTACAAATTGTTGAGCGAGTAAAACCTGTAAGCATATATGACTACGAAGTAGAATTAAACGAAAATAAGAGAGAAATTAAAATACTCAAACGAGAATACATTGAGGCATTATCTTCTGAACTTAACAGAATGCTTGGTACTTCGTCATGAGTGATATTCGTACTGCTCGAAGTGCTAAAGATAATATTATTGAAAAGGTTGAGATTATTAGTCCAATGGGTCGTGTAGAAAACATCACATATCAATTTGATGTGCTTTCTATTTTTGAGAATATCTTTTCTCCAGTGATGACTGGTTACATTCAGATTACAGATGCCATTAATCTTTATTCGCAATTAGGATTTAATGGAACTGAGTACATAAGAATTAAATTTAAGAAACCAGGCGAAGAAAGCGGATACAACAAGACCTTTAGAATTTACAAGTGCACAGGTCGCCAGCCTAAAGAAGAAAACCAGAGCCAAGTGTATACATTACACTTTTGTTCTGAGGAAATGATTTTCTCTAATCAGCAAACAATTTCAACAACATTCAAAAACGATTCCGCAGCAAGTTATATTGTATCAATATTAAAGCGATATCTAAAAGTTAGCAGCAGTAAAATTAAACTTGATAACTTTGAGGATTCTCTTGGACTTAATGAGTTTGTAATTACTGATCAAAAACCATTTGAGACGATTAAGATTTTCGAGAAGTATGCTCATGGCTTTCAAGGATCGCCTTTTTTGTTTTTTGAAAATAGAGAAGGATTTAATTTTAAGTCATTAGAAAGAATGATGCATCAAAACCCAATTTCTACATTGAACTACAGTACTGCTAAACTTGCTAATGATCCGAATAATTCTGCATATCAAAACGCTAATGAATTGATGCTATTTGTTTACGACAACTCATTTGATATGTACGAAGCAACAAACAAACCAACTTTTGCTGGCACGCTGCATACACTAGATTTGATTCGACAAAAGTATAGCAAAATTACCAGTTCTTTGACTCAGCGTGGTGCTGACAGTTCATTGTTAGAAAAAAGACTTCCCGTTGGATTTGCTAAAAACAGAGACGGTAAGACTGTATTTGAAGAATATGGAACAAATATTAAATATGCTTTGACGAATTATGATCAAACAAATTCTGAATATTTTTTAGATAGAGGTATTCGCATTCAGAATACTAATATTGAAAAGGTATTAATGCAGAGAGATATGCAATTGGCTCTTTTAAATAATACTAAACTCAGATGTACGCTGCCAGGCAATCCAAACTATGCAGTTGGATTCGTCGTGGACTTTAATCTTCCTGGGTTTACTAAAGAAGAACAAAATGAGAGAATGATTGATCCATATCAGTCAGGTAAATACTTAATTACTGCAGTTCGCCATACTATTGCAGAAGCAGAAGGATATGAAACAGCATTAGAATTATGCAAAAATTCTGCTAGAGCAGGTTATGGCGCACCAGATAGCAACCAAGAATATAAGAAAGCGGTAGCATCTTAATATGATTGAGAATGATACGCCCGACTTTATGGGGCTAAACAATTTTGTTTGGTGGTTCGGTGTTGTGGAAAACCGACTCGACCCACTCAACCTCGGACGATGTAAAGTTCGATGTTTTGGCTGGCACAATGAGAAAAGATTAGATATTTCTGTTGACGATTTACCATGGGCGCATCCTGTTGTCCCATATGGTGGTAATACAGTTCAGCCGCCAGTAGAAGGAACTCTTGTATTTGGATTCTTCGCTGACGGAAAAGAAGGTAGATATCCTATTATCATGGGCACTGTTCCTGGTATTCCAGAAGAACAGCTCGGACCAAACAACGGATTTGCTGATCCATATAGCAACTCAGAAAAAGCACTCGGCACAAATCCACTTTTCCCTAGAAGAATCGCTGAATCAAAAGTTAATATTAATGCAGCTGGTCCTTCTATCACAGATGATTTTGCTAAAAGATATCCTGACCGTTTAAATGAACCAACAGTTAGTCGTCTTGCTCGTCCTAATAGAATTGAGAGTGCAAATACTGGTGCATCATTAGGAGTTCGTTCTCGTTCTATCTCCGGAACTGCGATTGACTTTCAGCGCAAGAATAGAATTACAAATATTACCAGTGCTAAATTTGCAGAGAAAACTTATGAAGAAAAAGATAAAGTCAAGGATCCTAAAACGGGAAAAGAAAGTGAAGTAAGTAAAACTCCAAAGTCATTTAAGAAAAAAAGAATCCAGGCAGTTTGGAGCGAACCATTCCCTTCTTATAATGCAAAGTATCCATTTAATAATGTAACTGAAACAGAATCAGGGCATGCATTTGAACTGGATGATACTCCAGATTTTGAACGGGTGCAAATATCTCATCGCACAGGATCAACACTAGAATTTTTGCCATCAGGCTCCATTAAAGAAAAGTCATTTAAAGACAAGTATAATATTATTATGGGTAATGAGCGAACATATATCAATGGCGCCAAGGATCAAACTGTACAATCAGATATGTTCTTAAAGATCAATGGTGAGTTGGTTGTGCAATGCAATGGACTTCGTTTAGAATCTGGTGGTGACATTAACATCAGTGGTTATAATGTGAAGATTACTGCACAAAAGAATTTAGACATGCATGGTCAGGAGAGAGCCAATGTATCTGGACTAGGAATCGTCAATATTCGCTCTGAAGGTCATTTAAGATTGTATGGTGGATATACCGCTGGACTTCATTCTGGTGGCGTGACCTCGCTCAATTCAGTGCCAAATATACCTAACCCTGCACTAATAACTTTTTTAAAACTTCGAGGAATTGAGCTGGGAACGCCACCAACTCCGTTAAATAGTGGTGTAGTAGTTGGTGGTCCTAACTTCTGGACTGAGACTCTGTTATCAACATTTAACAGTGCCATAACAAATATTCTACCTTCTGTTTCATTTAGCCCAACTTGGCCAGATGATGCAGGAAGAGCAGGAAAGTTGAATCCGCCAGTGGTTAAATATCGTCCTACGAAGCCAGTATTCAAGAAAGAGCCAACAGACAGTATGGGTTTCTTAGAAAAAGATAAAGTAAGATTAGCCTCACAAGCAGAATAACGAATGGCATCAGCTAATAATTGTATAGATGAATCAGCAATTGAGCCACAGGCTATTGCGTTTGCTAATTCAGTAGACGCAAATGCAACAGTCACAGTCCTAGAAAATGTAATCAATCAAGCCTATGAAACAGGTAATCTTGAATTTTTAACTGCAGGCATCTCACAAGAAGTTGATGACTCTCTTTTAAATCGCGACGAAGGTGCTGACGAAACTGGCAATATTGTTATAGCAACAGAAGTTGTATCCAACGGAACAACTCTCATTCAAACCACTCAGACTATTCAAGGTGCTCAGGGTACATCAGGAATACAGGGTGATACAGGTCCATCTGGTCCTTCTGGCTCCGCAGGTTCAGCAGGTCCGCAAGGCGTTCAAGGTCTTGCTGGCGTTGGAACAACTTTCTATACTTCTGCAAATAATGGAAGTTTAAAACTTACCAGCCAATT